CAACTTCCGCGACATCGTGAGCCGGCCGATGCGCTCGGCTAGCTGAACTTCGCGAGGTACCTGGCGAACACCCAGCCCTGAATCTCGGCCCCGCTCTCCTTGTCGGTCCAGAGCACCAGCGCGAAGTCCTTTTCCTTCTTCACCAGCTTCACTGCCTTGCCGAAGGTGAGGCGCCCCACCTCTGGCGAGCGCGCGCGGGGGTTCTGCCGCACGATGAGCACCTTTGCCGACACGTAGCGGTACTCCAGCAGCAACTCTGGCGCGCCGACGGCCTGGCGGGCGATTTCCTTCACGGCCTTCGCCTCCGCCTGGGGACTGCCCAACACATTCGGGGCGTAGTAGCCCATGACGGCGCCGATGGCACCGGTAATCAGCCACTCCATCACCTTCTTGAAGTACAGCCATAGCAGCACCTTCACCGCGGGGTGCTGCTGCGCCTCGATGGCGGCAACGATTTGGTCGACGGCCTCCTTGAGCGTGGGCTCGGTGACCGCCGCCAGGGTGATGGCCTGAGCGGCCTGGGCAGCCTCTTCTTCCTCCTCCTCGTCGGCCTCGACGTGGCTGAGGTCAATGCCGCCGAACGTGCGCCACAGGTCGTCCAAGGACTTCTTGGCCGCCTCCATCTCCCGGAACACCGGGTTCGCCTGCTCCAGCCACTTGGCGATTTCCTTGGCCGTGCCCCCGACGGCCGAGTCACGGTAGGCCCGCCCGACCAGGTCTTGCTCCCAAACGGGCTTTAGGAACTGCTCATACTGCTTGGCCACGTCACCTATGGTGGTGAAGCCTGCGGCGCGCTTCAGCGCCTCGTCACCTATGGTCAGACCGGCCATGCGCCGCACAGCCTCATCGCCAAGGGCGGTCAGGCCGGCTGCGCGCCGGAAAGCCGTGTCGTCGGCGGCTAGGCCAGCCGCCTTGAGGAACGCGTCGTTCTTCCGACCGAGGCCAGCGAACGTATCCTTCGGGAGCGTTTGCTCCATGAAGCGCTTCGCCTGCGCAGCAATGGACGTGTCGTCGACGGCCAGGCCAGCTGCCCTACGGAACGCTTCGTTCTCCTGGCCGAGGCTGGCGAATGCGTTTTTCGGGAGCGTTTGCTCCATCAGGCGCTTCGCCTGCGCAGCGATTGACGTGCCGTCAATGATGTCCTGGATGTGCTTCGGGATGGCGGCGCGCTCGAGCATGCCCAGAATCTCGCGTTGCGGCCGAGTTTGGCGCATCAACTCCTCAATCTGGGCACCCGGGGAATACCGCTTCACCATGTCCTGCATCTCCTGCATCTGGCGAACCGGGCCCAAGGAACGCAGGATGTCCTCATGCGCCTTCTCGAAGGCGCTCTTAACGCCTTTCGGGCGTCCAGGGGGCTCCGGAGGCAGGTTGGTGATGTCCATCCAGCCATTTTGCCGGGGAGACCTGGGCCGACCCTAAAACGTATAAATCCTCGCGTTCATTTACCCCGGCGTCTTAGCGGGGTGTGCCTATACGACGCATGAAGGACAGGAAACCGCCTGCCTTCATACACACAACACACCCTGGAGACATCGAATGAACGACACCACCCTGCGCGAGCGTCAAGCCGCCTACATCGCTGACTACAACGCCCGTTCGCGCGCAGCCGCAGTTGCCAAGCGCGCTGACGCCAACGAGGGCCAGTGGGCCTTGCTGCTGGCCGGCGCTGACGACGAAACCTTCGTCAGCAGCAAGACCGAGCGCCTGGACCCCACCAAGCCCTGGCCCGCCGTCTGAGGAGAGCGTCATGCAGACCACTGTTCACAACCCCTTCACGCCTGTGCAGATGAACGAAGTCATGTTCGCCATCCAGACGCGCAGGTTCGCTCTCGGCGACGCAGCGAAAGCTGCTGATGCTGGCCGCGTGGCCACCGCCCGCTACGAAGACAGCGCAGGCGCTCTGGCGCTGGCCGCCGACCGCTACGAAGCCCTTGCCGACAAATTGGGCGCTATCTGGGAATCCGGACAAGGCTCCTTCACCCGCGACGACCTCGAGCACGCGCTCATTGCTGCCAGCGTGGCTCGCCGCAACAAGGCGCGCGCTGCTCGGGCTGCCGACCGGTCCCAGGCACTGGTGCTCGGCGAGGTGGTTGACACCATCACGGCGCTTCTGGGTGACGAGAGCCTAGTGCACGACGAGTACTGACCCACCACACCCACGCTACACGGAGACATGCAATGAACACCAACACCTCCCTTATGCGCGAAGTTCTGAAGCCGCGCGTTCCTTCCGGCCTCGAGGACATCAAGGTTCCCCCTCTGGCCATCGAGCCGGGCACCCCGGCCGCGGAAGTCGTCTACCGGGCGTCCATGGCCATCCGAGGTCTCGTCATCGAGAACCGAAAGCCCGTTGACCGGGAGGACTACCTCGCCGAGTGCTTCGAGACGGAGCACGAAGTGCCGCACGCAGTGGCGCAAGAGGTTGCAGCCAACGGGGACCTCATAACGGCGGCAGCAGTGCAGTTCGTGTTCCGTCAGGCGATGGATGGCCTGCGCATCCTGCCGACCACGAAGCAGGGCCAACGGGAGATGCGCGAATGCGCGCTGGCAGCCGGCCAGGCCATCCGGGGACTTCTCTTCCGCCAGCAGGCGCTGGCGCTCTGAACGACTGATTCTTGCCTCGAGGCAAGACGCCTCGGGGCCCACCCCGCCGCGGGGGTGACTCAACCGAGGGCGCGGAGACAGGTACGTAGTGGAGACATGACAGGCGCGCAGGGCCGGCAACAGAACAGGCCCTCGAAAGCACACTGTGAGCATCAAACGACAGAGCCGGGTCTACCTGGCCATCGGGGAGACACTGGACGCGGAACTCGCCGCGCAGCTGCTGGCGCAGCAGACAGAAGGCATCACCTACGCCTTCAGCGTCATCATCGACAGCCGCCATTGGGACATTGCCCACGCCTGCGGCCTGAGCCGCACCCTCATCAAGAAGCTGCGCGGGCGCCAGGAGTTCGAAGCGCGCGGCGCAGACGATGAGCGCATCGACACCGAGGGCGCTTTGGCCGAAATCCTCATGGCCCTTCTCCTCGAGCGCGCCGGCGCGAATATCGCGCCCTTGGTGGCCCACAAGCCGGATGCCGGCGGCGTCGACGTGGTCCTGGAGGGCCGCCGCCTGGACGTGAAGAGCATTGGCCAGGCCAAGACACTCATCAACATCAACTGCCGGCAGCACCAGGAGAAGCGCGCCGCAGCTTACGTCCTTGTCAGGTTCACGCGCGCCGACGTCGCAGACGTCTTTGTCGTCAGCCACGAGGCGGTGTCAGCAATGAAGCGCGTCGAGTGCCTGAGGGGCCAGCCGCTCGACCCCCGCCGGTACTTCTTCTCTGCCCGGATGCCGCTCAACCTGGAGCCGCTGCCCGAGGAGGTGGAGGCCTAACAAGCCGCGTACGACGAAAGCACTGCAGACAACCTGCAACGACCGCCCTCGCCGGCGGTCTTTTTTCGCTCGGAAAGGGGCCGCTTCGCCTCTGGAGGCCTCACAATTACCTGGAGGTAATCACAGTAGCGCGGGATGCACCCGCGCACCCTTGGAGAAACTTGCATGGCAACGGCAACGCTGGTCGAGCACGCTCACGCAGCGGGCAAGACGTTCATGGAGCGCGTCACGCGCGAAGAGCAGAAGGCAGAGGGGCAGTTTTGGACGCCCCCAGGCATTGCCCTCTTCATGGCCCGCCGCCTCGTGGCCGGCGTGGACACCCGCCCCATCCGAGTTCTCGAGCCGGCCGCGGGCGCCGGCATCCTGGCCGCGGCAGTCCTGGACGTTCTCCTGGAGCGCCCTGTTCGCCCCTCGCGCGTGGAACTGCTTCTCTGCGAGAAAGACCCCCGCCTGCTACCGGTGCTGGAAGCACTTGCGGTCAAAGCCAAGGCCATCTGCGCCGAGGCTGGCGTTGACCTCGATGTAGCCATTGAAATCGGGGACTTCCTGCTGTCCGAGCGCGTGGTGAAGGGCGAGCCCATCGAGGGGCTCCTGACCATTTCGAATCCTCCGTTTTTCAAGCTGGCGAAGTCCTCTGCGCAGGCACAAGCGCACCCTTACGCGGTGTACGGCCAGCCGAACATCTATGGCCTGTTCATGGCCGCAACGGCCAGGCTGACCGGCAAGCATGGACGTTGGTGCTTCATCACGCCCAGGTCTTGGATGTCCGGCAGCTACTTTGGCGCTGTCCGCCGAACCATTCTTCGTCACCTCACGCTCGAGTCCCTGCACGCGTTCGAGTCGCGTACCGAGGGCTTCGCTGAGGACGAGGTCCTGCAGGAAACCGTCATCGCGTGGGGCGCTCATCGGCCGCAGGTCGAGCCTGGCTACCAGGTGCTCCTCTCGCGGAGCGCCGGCGTGGCGGACCTGGACGACATGCACATGCAGGCCCTCCCAATCGAGCGCCTGGTGAACGATGACGACGGCCACGCTGTCATCAGCATCCCTGCCGACGGTCACGACCCCTTCGAGGGATGGACTGCCACCCTCGCCACGTACGGCCTCCAGGTCAGCACCGGCCCGGTGGTGGCGTTCCGCGCCACCGAGTACATCCGCGAGCACAAGGAAGCCGGCACCGTGCCCCTCCTGTGGCTCCAGCACGTGAAGCAGCAGGCCGTCCAGTGGCCGGTGCAAAAGAAGCGCGAGCACATCAAGGCGGTGGCCGGCAGCGCGTGGATGATGGTCAAGAACAGCCCCATGGTGCTGATGCACCGCTTCTCGCCGAACGAAGCGGAGCGCCGTGTGCGATGTGCTGCCTACGAAGGGCAGCTGCCGGGCGCTGTGGTGGGGCTCGAGAACCACCTGAACTACATCTTCAGGCCCTCGGGCAGCATGAGCGTGGCCGAGGCGCGGGGCCTGTCAGCGCTGCTGGCAAGCGAGGTTGTCGACAAGCACTTCCGCGCCTTGGCGGGAAGCACCCAGGTGAACGCCAGGGACCTCAGGGCGCTGCCTTTGCCGCCGCTGCGCGTCATCGTGGCCATCGGGGAGCGCCTGCCGGCGCAGCCCACGCTCGCCCAAGTGGACACCGTCGTGGCCGAAGCCCTTGGATTGCATGCTTTAGTATCCGCGCAGGCGTAGCCGCAGCATCGAAAACGGCAGGCCAGTTCTGCCGGTAGTGTTTTCACCAGCAGTGCTGCCGGTGAAAAACGTATACTCCAGCCGTCCCAACCCTGAAAAAGGCGTTTTTCGATGGCTGTCCTCCCCGCGCTCCCCTCGCTCGACCTGGTCCGCGCCAGGCTCGACGTCATCTTTCCGGAGACCTTCCCGGACCGCACCCCGCTCGTGAGCGAGATGTGCGCCCGGATGGTCTTCACCTGCATCTACGGCAACTTCATCGAAGGCACGGGCACCTGGTTCCGGCCGAGCACGGTTATCCGGTTCAGCGAGGAACAAGCCGCCCGGACGCTTGACGCGGACCGCAATGCTTGGGCGTCGCAATGCCAGAACCCGGGGTTCGTGCCGCTCGGGAAGCAGTGGTACGCGGATAACTCCCGCGAACCGCTGCGCGATGACCTGATTCGCAATCGCGCCATGCCCATCGGCATCATCGTGAAGCGGGAGGGGGTGCCGCCCACCAGCCCGGCGCCCATCTACGCGCTCTCCAAGGCCTTCGCGCGCCTGTTCGACCCCTCCCTGACCGGCTCGGACCTGGGCAATGCCATCAACCAGTGGCAGGAGCACTCGCTGGACCCGGGCACGCTCAAGCGGATGAAGTTGCTGGCGCAGGGCGTCACCGCCAAGGAGGGCCAGGTCACCGTCACCCTGCCCACCAGCGGCATCACGCTGCGCCTGGCGCCCGGCGAGGCCTCGCGCATCACCAAGGACGTGTGCGAGGTCATGGCGGTCGACAGCCTGCGGCAGCCGCTCGTGGTGCACGTCAGCATGTCCGACCGCAAAAGCTTCCCGGAACTCAAGGGCGCGACCGACGCAGTGGGCCTGAAGTTCGACCCGAAGGCCGAACTGCCGGACGTGGTCATGGTCAACCTTTTCCAGCAGAAGGGCAAAGGCATGACCGTGGTGTTCGTGGAGGTGGTCCACAGCGACGGGCCCATCACGGAACTGCGGAAGAAGGCGCTCCTGCGGCTTGCCAAGGACGCCGGCATCCCCGAGAAGGATGTCGTGCTGGTGACCGCCTTCGAGGACCGCAACTCGCCTGCCTACAAGAAGCGCACGAGCGAACTGGCCTTCGACTCCTGGGTGTGGTTCCGCAGCGAGCCGCACCTGTTCCTGCACATCGGGCCCATGCGCAAGCTGGACGAAGCAGCCTGACACCAAGCCCGCCTCGCGCGGGCTTTTTCTTCCCTGCGGGCCGCGTTGCTACACGACGTGATGACCAGCCCGCGCCCCTCCCCCCGTTCGAAACTCCGCGCCGCCAGCCGCTCGCTGACGGTGTGGTTCTCCGCCGCCGTGCCGGTGCTTCTCGCCGCGGCCGAGACGCTGAAAGACCAGCTGCCGATGCTGGGCGACTTCCTGCACGGCTGGAAAATGGTCGCCTGCTCCGTCGTGGTGTCCGCCGTCGTGGCGTACCTGCGCATGCGCAACCACGGCGGGGAGTGAGCCGTGTTTGCCGGCATCTCCGCCACCGTCAAGGCTGCGACCGCGCTGGTGTTCCTGACGCTGCTTGCCGTCATCGGCGTGCAGACCTGGCGCCTTGACCACGCCCAAGCCCGAATCGAGGTCCTCGGGGCGGAAAAAAGCGCGCTCCAAGCCAAGCTGGACGCCCAGAACACCGCCGTCGCCGCGTTGAAGGAAGACGCCACCCGGCGCGCCGCCGCGGCCGACAAGGCCGCCGAGATTGCGACTAAGACTCTGGCCAAGGCCGAGGCCGTCGCCAAGGCCCTGGAAGCGGCGCCCGCGCCCAAGAACTGCGAGCAGGCAATCGCCTTCCTCGTGAAGGTTGCGGGAGGCGCGCAATGACCGCCCGCCTGGTGAAGTGCGCCCTGCTGCTGGTAATCCTGGTCGCCGGCGTCTTGCTGATGACCGGGTGCGCCACTGCCCCGACCGGCCAAGGGTCCACCTTGGTGCCTGTTTCTCAACCCTGCTCCGCGGCGCACGACGTGCCCGAGGAACCCGCCCGCAACCTTTCCCTCGACCCGAAGCAGCCTGGCCTCGCGGTGCAACAGTTCGCCGCGAACCGCGCACGCTGGATTGGCTACGCAGACGCGCTCAGGGAGCGCCTGGACGCCTGCAAATGAGCCAAGACCACCCTGTCACGCGGAACGAGTTCAACGCCGCCATCCGCCACCTCGAGAACCTGCTCCAGCAGCAGACCGAAATTCTTCAGGCGCTGGCGGTGAACCAGGCCGAGAACAAGGCGCGCGATGAGAAGATTGCCGCGCACGCCGAAGCCATCAAGGAAATCCGCGCCGAGCAGAAGGCGCACAGCGACAAGCTGTCCTGGTACGCCGGTGCGCTGGCCGCGCTAGGCCTGGTGTGGCCGTTCATCTCGAAGAAGTTGGGCCTGACCTGATGGCCGATGGCATGCCCTTGGTGCTGACGCTCGACCTCCCCGAGGCGACGCCGTCGAACAACACCCTGAAGGGCATGCATTACCGCGTGTACGCCAAGACGCGGCAAACCTGGCAAATGCTCGTCCAGGCTGCGGCTGATGCCGCAGAAAGGCCCGCCCTGCCGATTCAGCGCGCGTACCTCGAAATCGACCGCTACTGCGCCGGCGGCGGGCTGGACTGGGACAACGCGTACGGCGGGCTCAAGCCGCTCCTAGACTGCCTGGTCGCGCCGAGCGCGCGCAACCCCGACGGCCTTGCCATCATTGAGGACGACAACCCGCGCGCTATGCCGCTACCACCTTTGGTGCGGCAGCTACCCGCGAAAAAAGGCCAGGGGCGCACTGTTGTTCGCGTGTACAACGCAGCCAACCTGTAGGCGCTCTGTCAGCGCACCCTCCCTAAAATGGGAACAAAAAGGGAGTGCGGTTGTTGACGCAAGACGAGAAGTTCACGGTACTGGCGCAGGCGCAAGGCCTGCTGAATCGCAAAGGAAGCCAGTTCACCAGGCGAGAGCGCGAGGGTAAGTTTTTCGTTTGGCAATGCGCCTGGTTCGATGGCATCGCACCGGAACCGTACCGCCTGAAGGGCCTGCGCCTCGCTGTCGTCATTGACTACGCAACGATGCATGCGGAGGCTCTCGCCTTCGACGAGGCCGCATACGACCCCTATGACGAGAAGCAAGGCTTCCCGAAGCCTGTCCACGCCGCCTCCTTCGAGTGTGAACTGGACGGACTGAAGCACGTCGCGGTGGCCAACCGCCTGGAAAAGCTGTTCTACGAAATCGTCGGCATCGACCAGGTGTCCGGCATTCGGGCCGCGTAGGCCCGAAACATATAAATCCCCGCGTTCATTTATTCACCTGCCTCGCTACACGGGGTAGGACTAACAACACACGAAGGAAATCTGATGGCAACGAAGAAGGCACCGGCTAAAAAAGCGGCCGCGAAGACCAAGACTGCACTGAGCAAGCAGGCGCAAGACGTTCTGAAGCTGGTCGAGATTGCGGCCTACCTCACTGACGACGAGCGCCGCATCAAGAGTGAGGCAATTCACAATGGCGCCGACCCGGAACAGGTGTGCCCATACCTGGCCAGCTACGACATCAAGCCGACCAAAGCGCCTCAGTTCGTCCCGCCTGAGGGTAACAATGACGAGCGCCTCTACGACCAGAAAAAGGATGCCTGGAAGAAGTTCAAGGTCGACGAGTTCTTCCTGTACGAAATCCTGGATGCCCTGACGTTCGTGATGGCCCAAGGCAAACTCAATTCGCGCACCTGGGTCTACGAGGTCTTCAGGACCGAGAAGAACTGGTCCGGCTTCCTCGAGGAACTGGGCGTCTACGAGCAAATCCACCGCATTCGCGACCCTTGGTGGTGGACTCTGGCCAAGCTGGCCGAGCACGAAGACTTCGAGGAAGGCTTTTCGACCGCCGAAGACATGGCAGAAGCCCTCGAGCAGTACGCCATCGAAACCGGTCAGTTCGCTGAACTGAAGTGATTCCAACGCCCCGTTCCCGCGGGGCGTTTTTCATTGGGAGGCTTAGGCCGGCGCGAGCCTGCTCTCAAGGAACTTCAGCACTGTCCGCAACTCCTCGTTCGTTGCGTTCACCGGCAACAGCAGGTGCGCGTCACGCTTCGGTCCTAGCTTGCACACCCACTGGCGCACCACGCTCGCTCCCTTCGGAGCGACCGGCTCCCCTTCCCCCTTCTTGGGCTCGTCTTTCAGCGGTCCAGGAATGATTTCGGTGTACTTCTCGCGCCACTCGAAGCGGGTCGGCCAGCCGCGCCGGCCAATGACCAGCTTTCCGAGTTCCAGCTGCTCGAGGTCCTGGAGCACCGCCCGGATGGCCCGAGGCCTCATCCGGGTCTTCTGCTGCAACCGGTCCACCGTCACCTCCGACATGTTCTTGTCGTAGGTGAGGAGCGCGTCGAACACCGCGCGCGCATCCGCGTTGTGCAGGCGCATGGACTGAAGCTTTTTCTCGACTGTCGTAGCCATCGTGGGCCTCTCGTGCTGGGGACTGGAAAGCAGATTAAAGCACATTACAGAATAAACGTGTAAACCCCTAAAGCGCCTTATCGGGTACGGCCTGGACGGTGGCCCACGGCGATGGCAGGCGCCGCTCGCTACACGGGGGATGACCTCCCCCGCTGCCCCGAAAACCGCTGCTCGCAAAGGCCCCCGCGCCAAGGCGGGGGCGACCACTGCGCGCGTGGAGACGATGCGCCGGGATGCTCTGCGCCTCGTGAACGCCGGCTACAGCGTGCCGGAGGTGGGCGAGGCTCTGGGCGTCACCCGTCAGCGCGCCTGGCAGCTGGTTTCCGAGGAACTGGACGCCGTCCGTGCGGAGACACACGAAGACGGCATTGCCTGGCGTCTGAAGCTGACCGCCCGGCACGAAGCGCGCATCAAGCAGCTGGAGGCTGTCGCCGCCGGCGCCAGGACGAACACCGAAGCCGTTGCAGCCCTGGACAAGGCGCGCGCCGTAGACGTCGAACTGGGCAAGCTGTGGGGCGCCTACGCGCCCACCAAGACCGAACTGACGGGCGCTGACGGCAAGGACCTGATGGCAGGCGTTTTCGCCGTGCCCCTGGACATGCCCAGCACGGAAGCCTGGGCCGCGCAGGCCGTGGCGCAGTCCGCCGGCGAGGAAGCCGAAGCCGAGCGCCTGCTCGCAATGCCGGGGGCTGGCAGCAATGAAGCTTCGCCCGCCGCCTGACCCGTCCAAGCTGAAAGTCCTTTGGAAGCCGCTGCCCAAGCAGCTGCTTGCCTTGCAGTGCCCGGTCGATGACATCCTCTTTGGCGGCTCCCTTGGCGGGGGTAAGACTGAATTCCTCCTGGGCGCCTGGGTTCAGCACGCTCACGCCTACGGCGCGGCAGCCGCGGGCCTGATTGTTCGCCGGACCATCGACGAACTGCGTGACATCTCGAAGCGCGCACAGCGCCTGTTTCGCCCCTTGGGCGCCAAGTGGGTGAAGTCCGAGCGCATGTGGACGTTCCCGAACGGCGCCACGCTGCTGCTCTCGTACCTCGAGACTGACGACGACGCGGAGCGTTACCGCGGCCAGGAATTCACCTTCATCGGCGTAGACGAGGCCGGGTCATTCAAGAGCCCCACACCCATCGACTTCCTCCGCTCCCGACTGCGCTCCCCCGTGGAAGGCGTGCGCAAGCGCCTCATCATGACCGCCAACCCCGGCGGAAAGGGCCACAAGTGGCTCCTCGAGCGGTACGTGAAGGGCAAGCAGCCGTATGTGCCGTTCGAAGCGACTGCCGACGAGACCGGCGAGGGCCTTGGCTTCCAGCGGGTCTACATCCCTTCCCGCCTGACGGACAACCCCTACCTGATGGCCGACCCGGAGTACGTGAAGCGTATTCGCGGCTCAGGTCCGTCCTGGCTGGTTCGGGCGATGCTCCTGGGCGACTGGAACATCACGCTCGCCGGCAAGCTGTTCAAACGGGAGTGGCTGGCCAAGACGTTCGCCGCAATCCCGCCAGACACGGCGGAGCCGTGGAAGTACGCTGCGGAGACGCTGGGCGTCTACACCATCGTTCAGTCCTGGGACTTCGCCGCGCGCGCCAAGGAGACGAACGACCGCTCGGTGTGCACCACCTGGGGCTGCACGCCCCGCGGCTGGCTGCTGCTGGACGTGTGGGCCGGCCGCCTCACCTTCCCTGACCTCAAGCGCCAAGCGATTGCGCTCGCCGAGAAGTGGCGCTGCTTCGAGGTCTTGGTCGAAGACGCGTCCTCGGGCATCGGCCTCATCGACGAACTCAAGCGCGACACGCTGCTGGCCATCGTTCCCGTGAAGCCGCAGGGCGACAAGTACACCCGCGCGCTTTCGGTTTCCGCCCTGGTGGAGCAAGGAATGGTCCTGCTGCCAACAGTCGCTGCCTGGTTGTCCGACTTCCTCGACGAGGTGTGTGCGTTCCCCGAAGGCGCGCATGACGACATCGTCGACAGCCTGTCGCAGGCGCTGCGCTACCTGGTTGTTCGCTACACGCTCGGTGAAGCAACGGCGCCGGCTTTCGTTGAAGAACCGAAGGCGGCACCTCCAAAAAACACCTTTTCCAGCCGCGAGCGCGACCACTACGAGGATGCCCTCGCGTCCGCCGGCGGCGACTTCGAAAGACGCGGACTCTTCTGATGGCTCTCTTCTCGTTTCTCAAGCGCACCTCCGCCAAGGTCGAAGGCCGGCCTGCAACCACCGACGACCCGATGCCGGCAACCGTCACGGCTGCGGGCGCCGTCGTGGGCGCAAGGCCGCTGCAAAACCCCGCAATTGCTGGCGGCTACACGCCGGACCGCGTGGCTGCCATCCTGGAGGCCGCGGAATCGGGCGAGGAAAACGCCCATGCGGCCTACTTCGCCATGGCGGACAAGGTCTTTGAGCGCGAACTGCACACCGCCGGCGTGGTCAACGGCCTCGTTCTGGCCATCGCCGGCCTGCCGCACAAGGCAGTCCCGCGCAAGGGCGATACGACCCGGCGCGCGCAGAAGATTGCCGATGAAATCACGGACCTGATGGCGCCATCGTCGCCGCTGCGCCTGGCCGCGCCGGGCATTATCTCCCAGGGCCTGACGCACAGCATCGGGGCTGCCGCCATCGAGTACATGCGCTCGGCAACCGCCTGGGTGCCGTCTTGCTTCGCTCAGAAGCCTGCGCACTTCTTCACTTTCGCCCGCGATGACGGCCGCACCCCGCTGCTGCGGAACGCCCTCGCCGGCCAGCCGGCACAGCCCATCGAGCCTGGAACTGCGCTCGTCTTCACGCCGCGGCGCAACGCTGCTCTCCAGGTGAAGAACGGCTTGGCGTGGATTCTGTGCTGGTCCTACGTCATCAAGAGCCTGGTGATGGCCGACCAGCAGCTGTTCATCCAGACCTTCGGGCACCCGCTGGTCTACGGGCAGTACAAGCGCAACGCCACGCCCGAGGACGTCTCGCTGCTTCAGCGTGCGGTCTCCAGCATCAACGCCACGTTCCGCGCGGTGTTCCGGGATGACCTGGAAATCAAGTTCCAGGAGATTGCACGCTCCAGCACCGACATCTACGAGAAGGTCTGTCGGTACCTGGACGAGTCCATCTCCAAGGTGGTGTGGGCCTCGACGCTGACCACCGACGCCGGCGGCTCTGGTTCCTATGCGCTCGGAAAGGTGCACGCGGAGGGCAAGTACGACGTCATCCGCGCCTACGCGCAGCAATGGGCGGCCGCCCTCCAGGTGTTCGTCAATGACCTGGTGGCCATCAACTACGGCCCCGACGCACCTGTTCCCCAGGTGGTGGTCGACATCGAGGAAGCCGAGGACCTGGTCGCCGGCAGCCAAATCGTCAAGAACCTCACGGACGCCGGCGTGCCGCTGGTGGCCTCCGAAATCCGCGAGCGCTTCGGCTTTCGCGAGCCGCAGGAAGGCGACGAGGTGGTCGGGGGCGCCCCTGCCCCTCAGGAACCGCCGCAAACGCCTCCAGGGGCCGCCAAAAACGCCCGGCAGGCCCAAGGTTGCCCGGTGCACTCCTCGAACGCCAAGGAGGCCGGCATCCCCCGCGACGCCATCGACGGCCTGGCTGACGCCATGCTTGCCGATTGGCAGCAAGTCTCTGGCGACATCGACCAGGTGCTGGAAGCTGCCGCACAGGGCGCGACGGACCTCGAGGACCTGCGCGGGCGCCTGGTCGCGGCCGTCAACGGGTATGACGACACGCAGCTGCGCGCCCTGCTAACGAAGAAGCGGACCGCCACGCGCCTGGCCGGCGACGTCGGCGCGGACATCTGATGCCGGCAGCGACCATTCCGCCGGCGCTTCAGCGCGTGGTGGCCAAGGAGGCCATCTCGTGGGTGAAGTCCGTCAGCAAGGTCGCCCTTGACGCCAAGGAGGCTGAGCGCGCCGCGGAGTTGGCGTCGGACGAATACGACCTGACGCGCTACGTCTCAAAAATTATCCTGGCTGACAAAGGCCGAGAGATGCTGCGCTACATCAGCAAGGCCATCCGCACCGGGGAAATCCCCGCGCGGTTCGACCGAGCGGAGCGTTATCAGGAGTTGGTGACGACTGGCCTGGACCAGTACGACCCTCGCATCGCTTTCCAAGCGAGCCTGCGCACGGCGTACGCCGCGGGCCGGGAGCAGCGCATCGACGACGACCCGGAGATGACGCACAAGGTGTACCGCACGATGCGCGACAGCCGCGTCCGCGACTCCCACCGCATTCTGGACGGAGTGTGCCTGCCGAAGGACGACGCGTTCTGGGACACGCACTCGGCCCCCAACGGGTGGCGGTGCCGCTGCAAGTGCTACGGGGTGGACGAGGAAGCCATCCAACGCCTGAAGGCGCGTGGCGTGAAGCTGCAAGAGGAAGCGCCGGAGGAACCAATGGTCACTCACGTGAACAAGGCCACCGGCGAGAAGGAAACGCTACCCGCGTCCGTGGAGCCCGGCTGGGGTTTCCGGCCCGGGAGCAAAGGCAGCGCCGAGCAGCTGCAAAAGATGCTCGCGCGCCGCATGCTCATCCTCGCTGAGGGCGAGGACTGAAAACATATAAATCCTCGCGTTCATCTGCTCGCGGCCTCGCTATACGTGAGACCTGAAGTGATGAGCAGGTGAACATGGAAAGTTGGGACCCCGGCCGAAAGGTCGGGGTCTATTTTTGCGCCACCCGCTCCAGTAGCGCGACGGCTTCGCGCTTCGCAGCGATGAGGCGGTCCAGAAGCTGCCGCCAGCTGGCCGGGAGGGTGTAGACCCCTTCTGCGCGGCCCTCGTCCGGCATTTCAACCACGTCCCCGCTGAGCGGCGCGAGGATGTCCGCTAAGCGGTCAAGGTCCGGCGCCACGTGCTCGTGGTCGTCAACTACCGCGATGAAGAAGATGGACCAGCCGCTCTCGCTGCCTTCAGCCGGCATCACCTTGGCCAGCATCATCCCGACGGTCGCCGTCTGGCTTTCGGGCTCTCTCTTGCGCGTGCAGAGGCGTTCGAACTTCTTCTTCATCAGCGGCGGCATCTCGCGCCAGCGCTCCCATCCGGACTCCTGCGGAATCTCCAGGCGAATCTCCAGCGGACTGAACGCAAGGTATTCGACGGCCTCGTCGAGGCTTGCGAATTCCACGATTTCGAGGTCTGAGCGAATGCCGACCAAACCTCCAGCGGTTTCGACTCCTGTGCGGCCGTCACGCACCACCTCTTGGCAGAGCACCAGCCACGTAATCATCCCCATGCATGTCCTTTCTTCTTTACCCATCTTTACTGACACACCCCGACCCGTTATCGGGGTGGTGCCTATACGACGCAGGAGCAAGTGTTTTGCTCCTCGGCTCTCGCGAAGCCGCAACCTCCTGGTCACAGTCGGCCAGCAGGCCGCGAGTGATTCAGGACACCTCCATGGAGAACCCCACATGCAAACCATTCAGACCATTGCCGGCGTCGCCGTTCTGCTCGCCGCTTGCGCTGGTGCTCAGTACATCTCGCGTGCTGGCCTCGCCGCGGCGGACCGCTGCAAACAGCTGATTGCGCGCAAGCGCTGATTCCAAAGCCTCCCTGACCGGAGGCTTTTTCTTTTCACGGTGCGAGCGCCGACACGAGTGCGATGAACGCGGCCCACAGGGCGAAGGACGTGCCGCCCACGAGCAGGTTGCCGACAACGACGGGGTCACGCAGGAGCGCGCGAATACGCCTCACCAGGAGCAGAGCCTGCCCCAGGGCGCGGGCCGGCGCAGCTTGTGCTCGTAGTAGGCCTCGATGGCGCCGATGCTGCCGCCGACGACTATTGCGCCGACCGTGGACCAGGTCATGAACCAAGGCGTGAGCGGAGTCAGGAGTTGTTCCATGCTGCTCTCATTTTCGCAGCAGCGAAGCAAGTACGGAAGCCTAGAAAACGCGTTCTCCGTTGTATTTTGTCTGCAGTGAATAACAGGTGCCTATACGGAGGACACACAACACGTTTTCTGGAGACAAGCAATGAAACAAGAACACGCCGAACTGCTTGCAGTCGCACTCGCAGAGCAGGAATACAAGCCCTCGCGGGCAGAGCGCGCGCACGAAGCGGCGCGCACCATCCCCAAGCTGCACAAGGCTTCGCTGGCCTTCGAGCCCGTCATGCTGAAAAGCGCACTCTTCCGTCCCGCCTCCGGCGCGCGCGCCACGTTCGCGGCCTACACCGCCATTCGGGCTCACGGCTCCCACAAGGTCGAGTACCAGGGCGAAGAACTGCGGCAGGACGACCTGCGCGTGCTGCTTATGCTCCTCAAGCAGCGCAGCGGCGAGCGCGTTGACCACGTGCAGCAGTTCGTGCCGCGCACCTTCTGCCGCGAAGTCCTCGCCTGGGCTGACAGCAGCGACAGCGTCGCCAAGCTGCGCTCGTGCATCGAGCGCCTGCATGGCGCGCGCGTGCGCGTCACCTACGCTGATGGCGGCATCGGCCTCTACTCGTTCGTGTCGGACGCCGACCTGGCGGGCGAGCGCTGGAGCGTGTGGCTCAGTGAGCGCCTGGCTGCCATGTTCGAGCGCGCGACCACCTACATCCCGCGCGAAGACCGCCTCGCCCTGCGCGACGGCCTCGTTTCGTGGTTGTTCGGCTTCATCAAGGCCGACGCCTGCTTCGCGCCGTTCTCGCTCGCGGACCTGAGGGACCTGTCCGGCTCCAACAGCTACGAGCAGAAGGCCTTCAATCGCGTCCTCAAGGCGGCCCTGGAGCAGCTGCGCACCGCCGGCCTCATCGAGGGCTTTGAGGTTGCCGCCGGGAAGGTTCGCGTCCGCAAGTAATCGAGCGCACAGCGCCAAAGCAGAGCCCGCCCCTGGCGGGCTTTCTGTTGTTCCAAACCAGGCACATTGCGGGAGGCACGACGGCGGCGAAACTCTACACCTTTCGCCCTGCCTTGCTGCTTTTTTGAGCAGTTCGGGCGGCGAAACTCTACACCTTTGCCGGCGAAACTCTGCACCCGACCGGCCGGAAACCCAGTACTGGCGCGGGTTCCAAGAGCCTAAATACTCTATTACCTCGGCGCGCGCATTTCCGGCTACGCCTGCAATGCTTCGCCTCGTGCCTCTCCGGCTGTGGGTGGCGCTCCTTCTCAGAAACTTCGTCATGGCTCTGTCTAGCCGCGGGGTCTTCTAAACCCTTCTGCGGTTTGTTTGAGGCGGGTTCTGGTTTAGGAGACGTCCCCGGATAGCGAAGCCAAGTGAGTGTCCTGGAGCGTCAAACCATCCTCTAAGGAGGAAGAGGGGAAGCCGGGGAGAGCAGCCCTGCGGGCTGCGCCAAGGGAGCCCTGCCGGGCTCCTATGACGTGGGCGGTGAAGGATGGTGTGCCAGGAGGCGCCCCGGTGCCAGGGCAGGCCACCGGTTCCCCTCTTGGCGGGGCCGCAGGCCCCTTACTTCGCGTTCCAGGCAGTTCTTTCCACCCTCCCCTAAGAATCCCTCTGCCATGGGCGCCTAGAACGAGAACGGGTCGGAAGACGAGGCTGGCACGGAATAGTCCGCGGCCGTGCCGAAGGCGTTGTGCCACTCCGGCTCCTGGTGGTAGTTGCACGCGTGATGGTCGTCCTGACCAATGGACGTCGGAGGCATCTGAAAGGGCTCGACGCACACCTCGGCGATGACCGAGCACGCTTCACTGAGAAAACTGAAAAGGCCCATGACGCTCCTTTTTGGGCCGAACAGTTTGAGCGAAATCGCGGGCTCTGTACACCCCAGCGAAAGAACGCGTTTTTCAGGCTGCCGCTAAAGGTCCTCGCTACACCTTGCGATGACCCGCCTGTCCACCCTCGCCCTCGCCGTGGCCACCAGCGCCACGCTCGCCACTCTCATCGCCGCCACGCTGTGCCTCGCCGTCGTGCGCGACATCCAGTCCGCGACTAGGCCCCTGCCCGCGGGCTGCTCGCGCGCTTTCAAGCCCATCGCGTCCAGCACGGGCCCCGTCCTCGTCGAAATCGTCGCCTGCCGCAAGCCGGGCACGTCTGTCTGATGTCCTCCAAGAACATGAAGCGCGTCGCCGCGCAGCGGCTCGACACCGCGTACAACTTCACCCTCGCGCCGGTCGCTGAGGCCGCCGTGGAGGCCGCAGGCTCCGACACCGTCCTCATGCCGTTCCTGCCGGCGCAGGGCTCTATCGGGCGCGACGGCCGCGGCCCGTTCACCTACGACCTCGACGTCGTGATGGCGAACATCCGGGCGAACGCGCAAGACATCCCTGTGTTCCTCGACCACCAGCCTGGCAAGGCATACGGCTGGCAGTCGTACACCGCAGACCCGGTGGAGAACGCAGACGGCACGTACTCCCTGCCCGCCAAGATGACCGGCGACGGACTGCTGCACCTGCGCACGCAGGCCTATCGGTACAACAGCCCGACTTGGTTGTTCATCCAAGACCCCGCCATCACCGACCGCCAAGCCGGCCGCATCGTCGGCCTGGTCGAGAACTCGCTCGTGAATCTGCCGAACCAGTACTTCCGCTCCCTCAACGCGGCGGAACAGGGTGCCTATACGGCATTGATTCCCTCCGAAACGGAACCCAACCCAATGACCCCCGAACAATTGGCCCTCCTGGGCCTGGCCGAAGGCGCCACTCCCGAGCAAATCACCACTGCTCTCAACGCGCTGAGGGCCTCTGCCAACAAGGCCGAAGCCATCATCACCGCCGCCGGCGCTGCGGCCGACGCCGACGCCCCCGCCGTGGTCGAAGCCGCTGCCAACTCGCGCGTGACCGCCGGCACCCTGGTGACCAAGCAGGCCTACGACGCCGTCGTGACTGCCCGCGACGAGGCGGTGACCTCCCTGAACACCCTGCGCGCTGACGTTGCCAAGCAGGCCGTCACCGACGCCGTGACCGCCGCCAGCGAGCAGGGCCGCTGCACTCCTGCGGAGCGCGAGGACCTCATCGACTACGGCACGTCCCAGGGCGTGGAGAAGCTGAAGGCCATGCTGGCCAAGCGCCCCGTGCACAAGGCCGCCCAAGGCATGCAGACGCCCGCCGACACCGGCGCCGAAGCGGCCGACCCCGCCGCCGACTACGCGACCACGGCTCTCGGCATCACGCCCGAAACCTTCAAGGCAGGCAAGGCCGCGTAAGCGGTTCCTATACCTGGCACGAACCCCTCTTTTCAGAAAGACGCAATGTCCGGAAACGCCACCCCCACCATCACGCTGCCCGAGAAAGTCCGGGCGCTGCTCACGTCCTTCAAGGGCATCTTCCAGGGCGCTCTGGCCCAAACGCCTTCGAACGCGATGAAGTTCGCGACCAAGGTGACCTCGACCTCCGTGTCGAACACGTACGCCTGGCTGGGCCAGTCCTCCAGCTTCCGCGAGTGGGTCGGTGCCCGCGTTGCGCAATCGGTCGCGAAGTTCGCGTACATGATTGTCAACAAGGACTACGAAATGACCCAGGTCGTCCCGAAGACGGCCATCGAGGACGACCAGGTTGGCATCTACACGCCGCTGGTGGCCGACATGGGCGAGTCCGCGATGCGTGACGTGGACGAGAAGATTTTCGGCGCCCTGAAGAACGGCACGACCGGTGTCTGCTTCGATGGCCTGCCGTACTTCCACGAGGCCCACCCGGTGCAGTTCGACGAAGAAGGCAACGCCGTCGCTGGTTCGCCGACGTACAGCAACCTGCTGAAGGTCACCGGCGACAACGCCGTGCAAGGCCCGGCCTGGATTGTTTGCTGCACTGCGCGCCAAATCAAGCCGGTCATCTACCAGGAGCGTAAGGCCCCGGTGTTCGTGTCCAAGACCGCGCTGACCGACGAGAACGTGTTCCACAACAACGAGTTCATCTTCGGTGCCGACAAGCGCGACGCCGTGGGCTACACCCTGCCGCAATTGGCAGTGATGTCCACCCAGCCGCTGACCCCCGCCAACTTCGCGAAGGCAGTGGCCCTCATCGAAGGCGCTACCGGCGACAAGGGCAAGAAGCTGGGCCTGACGGTCACCGACCTCATCACCGGCACCGACCTGCGCGTCGACGCCATGGACATCCTGAAGGCCGAGAAGACCACGGGCGGCAAGTCCAACATCTGGAAGGACTACTGCGCGCTGACCGTGACCGGCTACATGGACTAAGCGTCCGGCAGCCTCACTAGCCAACCCGAAGGGGCTGAGGTCCAAAGCCTCGGCCCCTCTCTCATTGAAAGCATGCAATGACCACGAAGTACACCGGCAACACAAAGACCACGCGGGAGCAAATTCCCACTGGCTCGAGCGCCATCATTCCTGTCGACGCCGCCCAGTGCACCATCGTCGCGGAGCCTGGCGCCGAGGGCAGCATCCTGGTGGAGTTCACCATCTCCGCGGGCGAGCACATCGAAGCAGGTGACGCCATCTGGGCACCGGCCCAGGGCATGGGCGTCTCGGGCGTGGTGACGTTGAAGACCCTTGACGTCATTCCCAGCGCCATCACGGCTGTGCGCGTCACGGCAAACGACGCTGATGGCCGCGTGGAGGTGGCTCAATGAGCGCTTTCAAAGCCGAAGGCGGCGGGGGCGGTGGCGGCATTAGCCCCGAGGTGCTGGACACCCTGGTGACGGACCCTGAACTCGCCAGCACGAAGGCGGCAATCCTGGCCGCCGTGGCCACCCCTGCCTCCGTGCAGGCCGTGAAGGACGACACAACGGCCCTCAAGGCCGACACGGCCGCACTGAAGACTAGCGTGGGCGGCAAGGCGTCTCAGGCATCCGTCGACGCAATCAAATCCGACACTGACGCATTGAAGGCAGCGGTGGCCACGCTGCCGGCTAGCGGCGTCATCACCGGGGACGGCGACAACACGCGTACGCTGCTGGGTACCGTCAAGCAGAACCTGCTGGACGGGCTGGCCGCAACGCAGACGGCCCTCACGAACCTGCTGAACTCGCTCACGGGGAAGGTCGATGCAGTCAAAGCGGATACTGCCAATATCGTTGCAGGCCAAGGCGGCCTCGCCACGCTCGGCAACCAGGCTGCCGCCAAGGCCGTCATCGACGCCATCAAGGCCGACACCACCAACATCCTGGCAGGCCAGGCCACCGCCGGCGCCGCCAAGGGCGAGGTGCGCCTGCTCAAGACCCTTGCCAACGCCGTGGTCGCAGGCTGGACGCGCCTGACGGGCCTCAACGCACCGGGCACGCTGTTCTCGCAGGGCCGCGTCATGCTGGCCAACTTCGACTACGCTGCCGCGGGCTACGACTTCTCGACCGCGTTCGCGAACACCGCGCAGGTGCTGGGGCAAGACGGGCTCGTGTACTTCATCCACTCCTCGGGGTACCTGCGCGCGTTCAACCCGAACACAGAGCAGTGGAGCATCAAGGCGAACTGCGCCGCGGGCACGACCCTAAGCAACTTCTATAACGCGGCCGCCGTCGGCCGCTACATCCACTACTTCTGCGCCTCGACGGGGTACCTCAGCAACTGGCGCTACGACACGCAGACGGACTCCTGGGTTGCCAAAGCGAACCTGCCCGCGCTGCGTTTCATGCCTGGCTGCGGCTATGACGCGACCATCGACCGCGTGCTGCTTATCGGCGGCCACGCCAGCGCCACCACCAACGCCGCGAACATGAACGCGGACATTGCGGTGTACGACCCGACGAACAACACTTGGACGACCCGCCCCATGCCGCAGCGCATGGCCCGCGTGCGCGTGGTGCCCCTGGGCGCCGGCAAGTTCTTCGTCCTGCCCGGCTCGTTGAGTGACGGCACGACCGTCACCGGCAACACTGCCGGCCTGTGCTGGGTCTACGACTACGTGGCCGATACGTGGACCGCCTGCGACGCGCTGGACGCGAGCATCGCCACCGGAAGCTACAACCAGACCACCAGCGGCGTGCATGCGCTGGTCAACGGCAAGGTGCTGCTCATCCCCCTGAACCCGCCGGGCTCGGGCGGTCGCGGCCGCATCTTCGACCCCACGGCAGCCGCGGGCCAGCAGTGGAGCAACTTCTACCTGTCCGCCACCGGCGGCTCCGGCTCCGGCCTGTGGACGCAGTTCGAGACCGGCCAGACCAACATTCACTGCACGGGTACGGTGCTGCCCAACGGACTGGTGCTGTGCGACATCACGCCCGGCGCCGGCAACGGAAACATCCTGGTCTACGTCAGCACGAACATGGACGGCACCACCCCCCAGGGCGACCTCGGCTACTGGGTCAAGAACTAAGGGAGAACGGGACATGGAAGCAACCATCACCATCGAGCCGGCCGAGCACGGCCAAGGCTTCGCCTACAGGGTGGAGACCAGCGCCGGCCACCGCATCATCGCGGACTACGCACCGGAGGCCGCCGGCAACGTCCCTATGAAAACCGAAGCGGAGGCGCGAGCCTTCGCCGAGGCGGACGTGGCACGCCTGCAAGCGGACGAAGCGGCCCAGCCCGCCGGCGAGTAAGCCGACAGCCCGCCTCGCGCGGGCTCTTTCTCGTCCCGAACGCAAACGTATAAATCTTCGCGTTCATTTATTCACGCGGTTCCTACACGTCGTAGGTAGCTGGGATTTCTGGCTGCCAACAACACACAAGGAGCCTCGCAATGTCCCTTCTTTCCATCATCGCCCATGCGCTGGCCGGCGTGCCCATGGGCTACAACCTCGACCGCGTCGCACTTCGCCGCGGGACCGACTACACCCAGCGCTCCCGCAGCAAGTACACCCCGCACGAGGGCAAGCGCCAGCAGGAGCGCCACCGCCTCCAGCGCCAAACCGCAGTGGTCATGGAGCCGGCCAACACCTTCACCGGCTTCAGGCCTCGCGTGATGAACGCCTGGCTTGCTCGCAATCGCAAGTGGTGGGCTGTGGCCGATGCCGCGGAAGGCGGTGCCCGATGACATTCGGCAAGCGCCTGGGCATTGCCCTCTCCCTCGCCGGCCTGGTGGCCCTCCTGGCCCTGACCATGGGCGGCATGACGCTCGAAGTCGCCGGTGCGCTGGTCCTCTTCGTCCTGGCAGTCCTGGCGTGCGTGCCGGACGCGCACCTGGAGCCGATGCCCGAGGTTGGGGACGACTTCCTGACCGCGCACCTCGCCATTGCCACGCGGGAGGCGTGATGAAAGCAACCGAACTGATTTCCAAGCTGCAAGCGCATCACCAGCGCAACCTGGATGATGGATATGACGACCCGGTGGCACGCCAAGCCGCGGCACAGTGCCTGGTTTATGAGGCCCTCTACGACGCCCAGCAAGGCGAGTCACTGCACGACCACTCGTACTGGAACACGGACACGGACTACTACGTGGATTTTTACACCCTGCCATCTGCTGGCACGGTACGGCGTCTCTACGAGGCTGCGGCCCTACTTCTCGAAGTGGTTGGCGTGACCGTGCACTTCAACGACTTTTCGATGCAATGACCCTCTCCGAACTGATTGCACAACTCCAAGCCATCGAGGCGGTCGAGGGCGGTGACATTCCCGTGCACGATGTGAACCACTTCCACCCCATATGCGGCGACCCCGAGGTGGTCCGGGTCGACGACGAGGGCTACCCAACCGGCGACGAGACCGGACGCAAGGTGGTCCACCTCTGACACCAAGCCCCTTCGGGGGCTGTTTCATACGGGATTCATACGACGTATCAAACCGACCGGCCCGAGGCGCTCCTGGCCGCGGTTTCTCGTGAAACACCGAAGCGTTCCACGCATCGGGCCAGGCTCACTTCATCAGCGCCATTGCCAGCAAGGCAGCAACGAACGCCAGGCCGCCGACAGTCGCCAGGCCCCAGATGACAACACTGGCCGCGTGTTCCTCGCTCTTGAAGAAGTCTCGAAGGTGCATTGCGTCTTTGTACACGAAGGCGCGCTCGGTCGCTACACGAAGTGTCGCGCCGTGGAGCAGTGGCAGCTTCCTGGGTTCATTCCCCAGAGGTCGCGGGTTCGATTCCCGCCGGCGCAACCACCCTCAAAAACACATTCTCTGGAGCGCCCATGGCAACGACCACCATCAAGTACTTCGCGTACGCCCACCTCCCCGCCCATCTCCAAGCCGTGAGCAAGCCGCTCGGCGACCTGGCCGCCCAGTTCGAGGCGGAACTGCCCGACGGCCCGGAGAAGAGCGCGGGCATGCGGAAGCTGCTCGAAGCCAAGGATTGCTTCGTTCGCGCGGCGCTGGAAGCCCCCAAGGCCTAAATGACTCCCCTGACCGTCTTCATCACGGCTGGCGACGTCGACACCGCTCTGGGGGCGGATGAAAAGACGCGCCTCGTCGCCGCCGGTCTGACGCCGGAGCGTTTCGCCGAAGTCATCGCCGACGTGAACGACGAAATTGCGGGCTTCGTCGGCGCCCGGATACTGGCCGCCGCGCCGCGCGCGTTCGTGAGCCACGGGTGCGCCATCGCGCGCTACCGCCTGCACTCCACCAAGGCTTCCGACAAGGTCAAGGACGACCACGACCTTGCGTACAAATTTTTTGACCGCGTGGCGAAGGGCGACTACTACCTGGCCGAAGTGCCGGCGCCCGCGGACGAAAACGCCTCGCCGGGCGGTTGGTTCATCGCGCAAGCCTCGCGCTTTTCCGGCAAGGCGTACTGATGTCCGTGCGCGTCACCGTCCAGGACAAGGGCATCGGCATGGCTCTGGCGACCATGACGAAGCTTCTGTCCGGGCAGATGGCGCCCATCTACCGTGCCGTCGGCTCCAAGGTGGAGTCGAACGTGCACGTGCGCTTCGACACCAAGTCGGACCCCGACGGCAAGCCCTGGGCAGAGTGGTCGCAGCCGCACGCCGCCAAGCGCAAGAAGGAAGGCCGAGGGACCATCCTTGAGTACACGGGCCGCATGCGCGACAGCCTCACCTATGTCGCCGACAACGAGGGCGTGGAGGTTGGCTTCGGCGTGGACTACGCCCAGTGGAACGAACCCACCCGACACATGCTCTTTTCGGCCCACGGTGGCCTGAGCGAAGAAGACAAGAACGATGCGCTGAATGCCGCCATGAAGGCCCTGCGGCGCCAACTGAAAGCCGTAGGCGTGCAATGAACTATCTACTCCCCCTCACCGTGACCGCCGAACGGCTCCGCGCGAGCCTGCCGGCCACGCTGCCTGTGCGCACCGCCGTCGACCTGGCGCAAGTGAAGGACCAGGCCATCGGCAGCCCGGAGGTCTGGGTCATCTTCCACCGTGACGACGTCAAGGATGCGGCGGGCACCACAACGCTCGTGCAGTTCCAGGTGGCTGTCATCTACCTCGCGCCCGGAGTCCTTCCGGACCTGGAGCGCGATGGTGAGGCGCTCACGGGTATCACAAAGGCAGTAGCTGGCTTCCAGCCGCCCCGCAGCACTGGCCTGGGCCCGTTCAAGCGCATCGGCTCGATGGTGCCGCAAACCTGGTCGGATGCCTCCCTGGTCGCTTACGGAATGCTGGTGGCCACCTCTGGGACGCTCTGAGTGCCCTGTCGCTATACGAGCGGACTACCTGAAAGGCCTGGCCTCCAATGACCCCCAAATTCGCTCAACTGCGCGGTGACTTCGCGCTCATGAACCTCACCCGCGGTGAGACGGTCTTCACGCCCGTCTTCGATGCGACGACCGGCTCTCTCACCCCCACGGTGAGCACCGAGAAGGTCCCGGGCACCGGCAACAAGCGCGGCACCATCTACACCTACGAGACGGACCGCACGCTGTCGCTGGCCATCACGGCCAAATCGCGCCACAAGTACATGCTCGAGCAGTACCTGCTCGGCGCCTCGAAGGTCGTTCCTGAAGGCTCCAACGTGACGTTCGACGTGCCGGCGCTGAAGCAGGGCCAAATCGTCGAACTGCCGGCGAAGAACATCACCGACATCACCCTGACCGGCCTCGTCAACGGCGTCGACTATGAACTGTTCGCCAAGACCGGCGTCATCCAGGCCCTGAAGGACACCGTCGCAGCGGCCGGCTGCACCCTGGACCATGGCGAGTACGACGAAATCGGCGTCTTCTCCGCCGACGCCCAGCGCTTCGCCATCCTGTTCTTCTCGGAAGCCACCGGGCAGTCGTACAAGATGTACAACGGCCTGCTCGTCCCGAGCGGCGACTTCTCGCTCGTGCAGGAAAGCGGCATCGGCGAAGGCCAAGTGACCTTCGAACTGTCCGAAGCCACGAACGTGCCGGTGGACCCGCTTTTGGGCCGCTGGGGCCGCGCCTACAACGTGGACTAAGCCAACCTGGCTGTCGCTACACAAAGGGTGCCTCGATGAGGCGCCCTTTTTCGTTTCACACACTCACGCGACCCAATGGCTGAAAAACGTCTTCTCCACACGCCCATCGACATCACCGCGCAGGGCGAGACCATCTCTATCCTTCCGTTCGGCTTCGGCCAGCAGCCGCGCGTCATGGCCAAGCTGGCGCCGCTGTTCACGACGTTCCAGGCCGCCAGCGCCGGCGACGCGGTCTCCCTCGGCGACATCTTCGAGGCAGGCGGCGAAGGCCTCATGGAAGTCCTGGCGATTGCTGCCAAGAAGCCGCGCGAGTGGCTGGACACCCTCGACTACGACGAGGGCAAGGCGCTCGCCAACGCGGTCTTCGAGGCGAACAAGGACACCCTCGTAAAAAAACTCCTGCCGGACCTGATGGCGCTGATGGCGGGCAAGGCTCCGGCGCAAACGGTGCCCGCAGCGTAACCATCGACGAAGCCGTGGGCGAACTAATCGCCTGCGGCGCTGTTTCATATGAAACAGCATTGGGCCTGACCATCCCGCAAATCGAGTTCCTGTACGAGGCGCGCCAACGCGCTCTTGCTGGCCAACGCGCCGACTTCGTGGCGGACGTGCAGCGGGCCGTCAACGGCTCCATGGGTGAAGCTGGCCACAAGGCGATGCAGTCCTACATCGCCAGGTTGGAAGCCATCGAGCGCGGCACGCCCGCCGAGCCGGACGTTGGCTACACGGGAGATGACGCCGTCGTTCTCTGAGGCGCACTCCTGAATGACCTCACCCCTCGCCCTTTCCTTCCGCATCGACGCTGAAACCGCAGCTGCTCTCAAGCAGCTGCAAGGCTTCCAGCGTCAGCTTCAAGCCCTCAACGGCATTCCCGCCATCCCGGACCCCACGGCGGGTGTGCGGACTGGCGCCGCTGCAACCTCTATGTCGCTGGGCGGCCTGCTCGGCGCGCTCGCTGCGGTGGCCAGTGCTGCCACCGCCGTCGGCGCAGCGTTCAAAGCCGGCTTCAAGAGCAACGCCGAAACTGAGTCCGCGGTGTTGGGCATCAAGTCGCTGGTTGCCGCCCTCACGACGGTGCGCGATGAGACGGGCAAGGTCGTCACCGACACCGGCAAGGCCATCGAGGTTTCCGGTGGCATCGCGGTAGACCAGGTCAAGAAGCTGCGCATCGCGGGCCTACAGACCTCGGCGACTTTCGAGCAGCTGCTGGGCGCCTTCCAGCAAGGCATCGGGGCCGGCTCCTCCGCCGGACTGGCGCTCGACCAAATCCGCGAACTGACCATTGGCATCACGCAGGCGGCCGGCGCGCTCGGCATGCCGATGCAGCAGCTGAACCAGGAGGTTCGTTCGCTGCTGTCCGGTGACATCACAGCGGATTCCACGGTGGCCAAGGCGCTCGGCATCACCAAGAAGCAGGTGGATGCATGGCGCGACGCCGGCAAGCTGGCCGATGAACTGAACAAGCGGCTCGAGGTCTTCAAGCGCCTGGGCCCCGAAGCTGGTGCGACCTGGACGGCCACCTTGTCCAACGTGGGCGACGCAATCTCGCTGGTCCTGGGCGAGATGACCAAAGGCTCGTTCGACGCGCTCAAGCAGACCATTCAGCAAGGCATGAGCGAGGTGTTCGACACCGCCACCGTGGGCGTTGCCGACCCCTTCAAGGGCCTGGTCGAGGCCGGCACGACGGCGTTCAATGCCATCGGAACCGTTCTCAACGACGCCCTTGGCGGCGCCATTGGCATCGCCAAGGACCTGAGCACCTGGTTCAACAAGAACGCCGACGAGGTCGCAGTCATCGGCAGCGAGTTCGGGGTCATCTACGACAGCGCCAAAGACATCCTGAAGACCATCATCAGCGCCGTGGGCGCGGTGGTGGGCTGGAGCGCTGAAACGGGCGTCCTGCGCTCCATCCTGGGCGGCATCGCCCTGTCGCTGGCTCTCATTCAGGACGGCTTCACCCTCATGAAGGGCCTGGCTGCCGACGTTGGCGGGTACATCCTAGACAAGATGGGCGGCGCTATTCGCTCCGTACTCACGAGCATCCGCGACTTCGTGGCTCAGATTCCGGGCATCGGCTCCGGCTTGGCGAATGCCATCGACAGCACCCTCAAGGCGCTGCCCGCCAACGGCGCCGGCCTGCACGCGCTTGCCAAAGGCATCCAAGCCGACTTCGACGCCGGCCGCACCGCCGTGGCCCGCACGAACGCCGAACTCGCCAAGACCGGCAAGGAACTGCGCGAGCAGGCCGCCGAGCGCCTGCGTGAGTCCCGCCGCGGCGAGAAGGCGAAAGCGACCGGTTCGGCCACTGGCAAGAAGGCGCCCAAGGACGACAAGAAGGCCGCTGAGGCCCTTGCGGCAGCCCAGAAGGCATTCGACGACGCCATGCTCCAGGCGGCGAAAAAGGCTGCCGACGCGCAGCGCGAAGTGGCGCAGGCGAGTCTCGAAGAGGACCTGCAGAAGCGCCTGAAGACGCAGGAACAGTACCTGCGCGCCAAGGCGGACCTGGACAAGAAAGCCATCACCGACGAAGTTGCGGCGGCCAACACGCGCAAGGCGCAGCTTCAGAGCCAAATCGACGCCGAGAAGGACCCAGCCAAAAAGAAGAAGCTGGAAGCCGACATGGTGAAGCTGAAGGCGGACATCGACGCGCTCGAGAAGAAGGGCGTTGTCATCGACACCAAGCTTCGCATCGACCTGGAGGAGTTCCGCCGCCAAGTGGAAAGCCTGCGCGTTGACATCAAGGCCAACATCATGGACCTTGAGGGCGACAGTGCCGGGGCCGCGAAGGCGCGGCTCCAGAAGGAGACGCAGGACCTGCTGAACGACCCCCGTGTTCGCGGCGACGTGGACATGGAGGCCACCGTGCGCCGCCAGTCCGACCTGAAGCAGATGCGCATCGACTACGACGAGCAGCAGCGCCTCATCGCCGCGCGCGCTGACGCTGCCTCGCGTGCCGAGGAACGCATCGCGCTGGCCGTCGACCAAGGGAAGATGACGGCTTTGGAGGCCGAGCGCGCGGTCCACGAGGAGCGGCTGAAGCAGGCTGACGCCATCCTGGCCAACGTGGAGGCGCTCGAGAAGCTGGCCGCAGAGGCCCCGGGAAACCTGGAACTCGCCAACGGCGCAGCGAAGGCTCGCCTCGAGTACGACAAGCTGCGCGGCACGCTGGACGCCACGGCCACCAGCATCAACCAGGACCTCAGCCACGGCGCTGTCGACTCGTTTGTAGACAGCCTCAAGCAAGGTGAGAGCGTCATCCACTCGCTGGGCAGCGCACTGTCGGACGCGTTCGGCAACCTGGCCAAGCGCGTGCTGAAGTCGTTCGAGGACGACCTGTTCAAAGCGCTTCAAGGAAGTGATGGCCAAGGCATCGGCGGCTTCCTCTCAGGCCTCCTCGGCGGGAAGGGCGGCTTCGACTGGGGCAAGATGTTCTCGAGCATCGGCTCGTTCTTTGGCTTCGCGACCGGCGGCTGGACGGGTTCAGGCGGCAAGTACCAACCCGCGGGCTTCGTGCACAAGGACGAATTCGTCTACACCAAGGCCGAGGTCGGCAAGATGGGTGGGCCGGGCTTCTTCTACGACTTGAAGCGCCGCATCAACAGGGGCAGGGCAATGCGCGGCTACGCGGAAGGCGGCTTGGTCGGCGGCGGCATGGCAGGCGTCGTGCAGTCGTTCAGCCCGAACTTCTCGCCGAACCTGAGCATGAATCCTCCGGCCATCTTCTTCAGCATGGACGACCTCACGCGCCATCTGGGCCGGCACCCGCAGTTCGGGCGTGATGTAGTCAAGGTCTATTTCGACAACCAGGGCAAGCTGCAAGGACGCAGCTGAAACGAGGGTTGCTATACGGAGGTGCAAGGTTCTTCTTCATGGCCTTGTTCTCCTGAGTGTGTTGTTGTGGGAGGGGGTGGCGAAAGCTGCCCCCTCTTTTTTCTTCACCACCGGAGCGCAACCCGCAGCAGCGTGGCGTTGAAGGCAATCCAGGTGCCGACGAGCGCCAGGTCGAATGCGTCTGCGCGTCGGGCGCGCATCTTGCGGAGAGCGGTACTGCGAAACATGCTGACAATTGTTGAGTTGCCCTCGACCTCGCGCGACGCTATTTGGTCCAACCTGTGAGCCTGGCCACAGGTTGGCGTATGGACCGCGCGACATGCGCTCCAGGCGCGTGAATTAGCTACACGGGAGGATGCCCTCCCCTTTCCTGTTCTCTGCCCCTCGTGACGCCCGCAATCCAGTCGTAGAGCGCCTGGAGTGGCTCACGGACGTCCAGACCTCCAAGGGAGGGAAAGAGCGAAGGAGCCAGCGGCGCGCCTTCCCCCGCCACACGTACACGTTCGATGTCTTCACGCCGACGCCGGCCGCTGCCGCATGCCTGGCGGCGCTTCGCACGCAGTCCGATTTCCTGGTGCCGCTCTGGTGCCACGTGTTCGAGCGTCCCGCCACTTCGCCGGACGCAGGCATTGAGGCTGTCGCGCCCCAGGTGGCGCTACTTGACCACGCCGGGAACGCCTTCCAAGCCGCGGCTCCCATTGGCTGGTCCGATACCTACGACGTCGCTGCGCCCCTCGCGCGCGCCCGGTTTGCCGCCGACCAGCGGGGCATCTCGCACGCGACCTGGCAGGTGAGCCTCGCGTCCGTGTCGTTCCGGCTCATCGACTTCCACGAGGCCGTGCCGGCCTACAGCGGCCCGGTGTCCGCTAGCCGCCCGGCGCTGCCCCTGCTGGACTCCCTCACGGAAGCCGGTGACAGCCTTGCGGAGCAAATCGACGTGAACACCGATTCCGCCGACAACGGGCTCATCGACCTGTACGAGGTTCGATACGTGAAGCGAACCTACACGCTGAACGTGGTCCTGAACACGCGCGAGAAGGTGCTGGCCTTCCGCTCGCTCCTCTTCACGCTGCGCGGGCGCCTGAACCCTGTCCGGTGGACGGCTCCCGGCGACGCCGAAGAAAAGACCTGGCGCCTCGCTTCCGACGCGGTCGAACTCACCTACCCGTGCCCTGGCCGGGCTTCCTGTACGTTGTCGCTCACCGAACTCGACGAATGATTTACCTGTACCGGTTCTCCCTGTATTCCAAGCCGCGCGGTGGCACCCTCGTCAAGGAGTGGTGCCGCACCAGCTATGAGAAGCCCGTCGCGAACGCCGCCTATCCCGGTCTGACGTTCGAGCCGCTGGCCAACCTGGGCCACAACGAGGTTCGCTACGACAGCGAGAAGAGCGCCGGCCAAATCAGCGTCACCGCGCCGCGGGACTTCGAGGTGGCGGCAATGTTCCTGGGCGGCTACCCGTACGGGAGCATCTACCTGCGCGTCATCGAAGTCGAGTCCGAGGCGTCCGATGCGCTCGCCCAAGTGGTCTGGATGGGGCGCGTGCGCAGCTGCTCGTTCGATGCCATCGGTGCGACGTTCTCCGGCACGGACGGCCGCGAGATGCTTCAGCGCCTCGGTCTTCGCCTCACCGGCGGCGCCGCGTGCCAATGGGACCTCTACGGCGAGGACTGCGGCGTCAACGAGGCGGCATACACGCGCGCCGGGTCCGTGCTGTCCGTCTCCGCGGACGGCCTTGAGGTTTCCACCACGCTCGCGGAAGCGGACAACTGGTTCAAGGCCGGCAAGTTGCGCGTGCGCGGTCAGGCCCGCATGGTCCTGAAGAACGTGGGCGGCGTGCTGACGCTCATGTCGCCCATCCCGGGCCTGGCTGCCGGCGACGCTGTCCAGGCGCTGAAAGGCTGCGACCGCACCTCCAGCGCCACCACGGGCTGCAAGTCCTTCAACAACTACCTGCGTTTCTCCGGCTTCGACGGCTTCGAAACGCCGAAAAACATCTTCGCCGAGGGAGCCTGAGATGTGGTTTGACTTCCTCATGTACATCGGCAAGTTCCTGCTGATGCAGGCCCTCAGCGAACTGCTGCGGCCGCGGAACAAGCAACGCAACCCCGCCGGCACGCTGAAGGACATCAGCTTCCCGACGGTCGACCCGACGCGCCCGATTCAGTGGCTGATGGGCCGCCGCATGATTGACAACGCCAACCTTTTCGGGACGTTCGACTTCCGCGGTGTGGAGCGCTCGAAGAAGGTGAAAACGGGCCTGTTCACCAAGGACACGGTGCCGCTGCCTCCAGAGTACTACATCTCCGCCGGCATGGTGCTTTGCGGCGGTAAGGGCGTTCGCCTGCGCGAAATCTGGGTCGGGGAACGTCTCGCCTGGACCGGCAATGTGGGCAACGGCGCGCAGGTGCCTATCAGCGTTTCCTGGACCGAAGATGGCCAGGAGGACGCGCCGCGCGGCATCATCGGGACCATCGAGTTCTACTCGGGCTCGACGACGCCCAGCGCCTATCTGGAGGCCAAGCGAGGCGCCGGCAACGTGCCCGCGTGGTCGCACCTCACCTACGTCGTGATGCGCGGCACCTCCAGCGGCGGTGCCTGGATTGGCACTAGCCGCCAAGTCGAACAGCTGAAGTTCGTGTGCGAACGGATGCCGTCGGAAGAGTCCACCGGCATCGGTGCACTCGCTGCATCCGGTGAAGTGGGCAACGACGCGAACCCCGCCTACGGGGCGGCGGAAGTCATCACGAGCAAGCAGTACGGCGCCGGCATCGACCCGGTGCTGCTGAACCCGGCCAGCGTGAACGAGGCCGCACAGGTGTTCCTGGCCGAGGCCCACGGCACCTCGCAGCTGTGGGACAACCAGCGCGTCTCGGGCGACGTCGTGCTTGAACTGTGCCGCCAGACCGGCATGGTGTTGCAGCCGGACCCCACCACCGGCCTTCTGGAAATGAAGGTCCTGCGCGCGGCCGACGAGCCCGTTCTGGTGCTGGACGACTCGAATATCGACAGGATTGACGAGTTCACCCGGTCCACGATGGACGAAGCCACGAACGCCATGACGGTGCAGTACACCGACCCGGCCGACAAGTGGACGCAGAAGTCCACCGACGCTCAAGACCTGGGCGCAATCGAGGTGGCCGGCCAAGTTGTCGCGGGCACTTCCAGCTACGCTGGCATCACCAACGCGGCCCTCGCCGGGACGTTGGCGCTGCGCGACTTGCGGGCAATTTCTTCGCCGCTGGCCACCGCACGACTGAGGGCAATCGTGCCCCAGCGCCAGCGCTTCATGCCTGGCGACGCGGTCATGTTCTCCTCGCTGGAGCACGGGGTGGTGAGCCTGCGCATGCGCGTCACCAGCGCCCGCTACGCGAACCCCGGAGAGGCCCTTTGCGACCTCGAATTGGTGGAAGACGTGTTCCGCTCCGGCGAGGCTGTCTACGGTGTTCCCGCGGCCGTGGGCAATGCATCCAACGCGCTCACGGCGCCATCCACCGTCGGCAGTGGTGGCGGCCAGGACCTCATTAGCGCGCCCTACGCATTGACCGGCGACGACGCCGACCGCGCGATGTATTACGCCTTCGCGCCGAACGTCATGACGACCTCGTACGACCTCGCCTGGTCGAACAAGGACCCGTCCTACTCCGACCTTTCCAGCTGCTCGCTTCCGCCGGAATACCACCAGCGCGGGAACATCGGCTTCGCCGCCAAGGGCACGCTTGCCGCCGCCCTGCCCGACATCGTGGCCCCCGGCGCCATCGTCCTGAACGTGGACGCAGCGAACGCCGCCACGCTCCAGCGCTTCGGAAGCCAAGCCGCCTTTGTCTTGGTCGGGACCGAGGTTCTGCAAGTCACTGGCATCGCGGTCAACACCGCCGGCACCCAAGCCACGCTGACGGGAATCACGCGCGGTCTGTGGGATACCGTCCCTGTTGCAGCAGGCGTCGGGAGCACCGTTGTCGTCCTGTGCGACTACGCCATCGACGTCGCCCCTATGACCACCACGGTCACCACAGACACCCACGCAGTGGCCATGACCATCAATGGCCAGGCCAGCCTGTGCGCGTGGGCGTATGGGCGGAACGCGCGAGGCGTCTCGGCCGCCGGCGGAGCGATTCCATTCAGCTACTCAAACGACTGGAACAGCCAAAGCGACCCGCCAGGACCAGCGCGCGCGGCGCTCCCGTACACGCCGGGGAATATCAAGGTGAACAGTGTGTTTGGCTCGAGCACGCAAGCTGCCGCGCCTGGAGTGAGCGGCACGCTGACCGTGACGTGGACGCCGCGGAACCGCCTGACTGACGGACCTTCGGCCTGGGCGGCTGAAACCGGCAGCAGTGAGCCGTCCACGTACACCACCGTTGCAACCCAGAAGTGGAACGGCTCCTTCTGGACGACCGTCGCCACGACGACCGTGAACCCGGGTGTGACCTCCGCTGTTGTGTCCGCACCTGTGGGGCCCTTCCGTCTGTTGGTCTCCAGCTACCGAACTGCAACGGGCATAAGCGGCGGCGTCTCCGACGTCAGAGGCCAAGTCTGGTACTTCAACCGGACGTCGTGACGTAGCGCTTTCTACACGAGGGACACCGAAAGGGTCCCTCAATGCTTCCAGAGCAACTCGCCGCTGCGACCGGCTGCGGCCTTCCCCGCGCGACCATCTTCGCCCCCGCCATTGAGTGGGCGGCCGCGGCTTGGGGCATCAACACCCCGCTGCGCATGGCCGCCTTCGTCGGCCAGTTGGCGCACGAGAGCGCGCTGTTTTCGAGGCTCGAAGAGAACCTGACGTACAGCACCGCCGAGCGCCTCATGGAAGTCTGGCCGTCGGTGTTTCCGACGCAGGAAGCAGCCAGGCCGTTCGTCAAGAACCCAGCTGCTCTGGCCGAGAAAGTCTACGGCGGACGAATGGGAAACAAGGTCGCCGGGGACGCCTTCAAGTACCGCGGCCGCGGGCTCATTCAGCTGACTGGCAAGGAAGCCTACGTCGCCTACATGATGGCCAGCGGCAGCGACGCCGTGAACAACCCGGACGCTCTCCTGAAGCCCGCGTGCGCGGCCGATTCGGCGGGCTGGTTCTGGTCCAAGAACGGCTGCAACGCCTTCGCGGACAAGCGCGATTGGACCGGCCTGACGCGCCGAATCAACGGCGGAACGAAGGGCTTCACGGTGCGCATCGCACTCACGCAGAAGGCGATGAAAGCGCTCGGGGTGAGTTAGCGACCCTGTTAACCAGGCGCCTAACAGGGTGCGGCCCTCGCAACGCGAGCAACGGCGCGGCCTTGGGAGGGGCGCGTTATTCGCGCAAGCCGCATGGGACCTCCCTCTGGAACAGCCCGCACGGCAAATAACGCGTCGCTATACGGTGAATCGAAAGCCCACTGCGAAGACTCACCGAAATGAACACAGCCCAAAACACGCTCACTGTGCAGGAACAAGCACAGGCTCCGTGCGCGCAAACCCCTTCCGGTGCGCCGAAGTACAGGCGCGTCCTGGTGCGGTTGAAGGGCAAGGAGCGCCCGACGTCGGTTGCCGTTCGCGAGAACCAGTTCCTCGAGATGGTGAAGTACACGCACGGTGATGAGGCAGCAGCCTTTCGCGCGCTGCGCAAGGCCGCACTGTCGGTTGAAGAGCGTCGCAACGGCTACGTCTCCGAGGCAGTGCGCAGCAAAGCCCTCGCGTCGCTGCGCGGTTCCTTCCGCCCGGTGCGCGATGACGCAGCCGCGCTCCTGGCCGAGGAGAACAACGCGGCATGGTCCGCCAACGGCTGACGCCAAAGCAGTGGCCATGCGCAGGACTCACCCCTCGGACTACTACTACAAGCGATACCGCATCGCGCAGCCCGCAGGCATGCCGGTGACCACAGTGTCCGTGCCATACCTGGAGCACCTCGCGCTCATCCGCCAGGCTGGCGGTACAAGGTCATTGAGTGCAATGGTGCACGCAGAGGCCGGGCGTCTTCGCGCATCGGGCGACTACAAAGGCACGCTGAGCGCCGCTGTGCGACGTGCGGTGAAGGCTCGGCTCGGATAAGGGCACCAGGTCCGCTCACCGGCGCGGGCCTCTTGTGCGCCGGCAGGCGCACCCTGGACGAACAGCCGCAAAGTCTGCGACGCGCTCGCCCGTGGTGTTCCCGCGAATGCCGAAGGTGAAGCCCTCGGCCCAAGGTGACAGACCGCGCCAGGATGGACCCGGCGCGT